TTTGGCTCAAGCCTAACGGAGGCTAACAGTCAAAATACTCGGCGCTCGGTAAGCGCCACAGCATCCACTGCTACCCAAGGACCAGGCGAGGTCCAACCCCGTGAGGCGTCTTATAACAGGCATTATGGAGGGCCTGTTTCAAGGCGGAGAATACGCGTTCGACCACATCACATCCGTGGTGCGCTCGACATTTGTTGGGCGCGCTGCCGGCGCGGTCGATCGTTCCGTAAAGACAGCATTTGATACCACCTACAAGAAGGCGTTCAAAGGCTGCCTTGAGGGACGCGGCTACCAGCTCCTGGGTTTAAACACTCCGCCATGCGGAGGGGGGCTGACACGGGGACAGAGAGAGGTCAGGTTCTGTTCATATCGACCGGAAGCAGAGCCATATTTGCGCGAGGCGAGGAGCATTGCTGCTGAGCTCCTTGCCGCCGACACGCAACCGGCCACGGGGCTTGTGCTGGGCAAAGGTGAATGCCTGGTGCGCGTGGTCATTCCCGAGGAAATCGGCACTATTGAGCATTCGGCGGAGTTCGTGGGCAAGCGCCCCCCGTCCCGTCTTAGGGCGGCTCTATGTGCCTCAGGATGCACCGGCATCAGTCTCGGGATTGTCGGCGGCAAAGACTTGCTCGTATTCGACATGCGAGTCAGTGAACACACAAGGGCATCAGTCCGTGGAATCGTGGACAAGTGCTTCGGTTCAAACAGGTCGCCACCCTCGTACTATTTGACTCAGGCCGCTGGGGCTGTGGCCGCTAAGTTGGCGAAGTCGAAGTCCGGCGAGATTTCCAGCGGGAACCGCCAGTACGTTCGCTTCGATACACCAGCGGCTGAGTACCAGTACCTTCAGTCTGTCAAGTTGCTGTTGCTGGCTGAGGCTCTCAATCGCGCGCAGAATGGCCGAGACACTGCCGTTCATTGCGCCGACATTGGCCTCGATCGGAGCCAGTCCGATGACAGCATGGGAGCCGACGACATGGGGGACCCCGTGTGGTTCCCCCCGAATCGTGGAACGAAGGGGGCCGAAGAGCGCCTTGAGCGCTCCATCGCGGCTCTCAATCGGGCGCAGGGGTCAAGCGTTGGGCTTATCCCCTGCCTGCCAGCCACCGAATTCGCCGGCACGCCGTACGAGGACATGATGGTTACCATTACCGACGATCAGCACGAAGAGCTACTTAAGCAGAGCCTACGAGCGGAGGGAGGCGCTACCCAGAATGCGTTCTATTGTGGACCCAACATTACGGGCGCCCGCCCGCCGTTGGACACAAAGCACCCCATCTCATGGATCAGCGCTTTCAGCAGGCACTTTTGTCGTGTTTCAAAGTGGATTCCTCTGCCGAATGGGGAGGTCCTTGAGGTTGTCCACGACAAGGCCGAGGCTTTTCATAAGAAGCTCACAGGACATCAGAATCGTGTGTGGGACGACATTACCAACCAGCACGTTGAGTTGTTCCGGGAGTGGTTGAGGAAGCCGCTCCACAAGGCCACGATTAAGACCGAAGGCAAACCACACTCCATCGATCAGGAGACGTACGACACGGTGCGAGCTGAGATTGATTGGGATGAGGAGTACGGCGCTCGCGATATTATCCGGGCTGCTGTGTTCTGCAAGAGCGGTGAGGGCGGGGATCGAGCCCGATTCATCACTATGCCTGGGGTTAACCAGGAAGACGCCCTCAAGCACCAATGCGGTACCTCAGCTATTACCCAGATCATGGAGAAGTTCCACACGGACCAATTCGGGTTTCGCAATTTCAAGGGCTGTTCGCACACCGGCAAGGCATTAAAGGTGGCGCGATTTGCTGCTCTTACGCCCGATGATTGCGTTGCCATTGGATTCGAC